CTGCATCGGCGTCGGGGTCGGCTGCCCGCCGTAGACGCCGCCGTTGGCGTACGCGCCGGGACCCCGGTTCAGGTCGCCGATCAGGCCGCCCACGGAGGCGGCTCCGGGCTGCGCGCCGGGCATCTGGAAACGGCCGGCGGCCTGGTTGATGACGTTCCTCAGTTCGGGCGGCGTGCTCTGGACGGTCTGCATGTACTGGACCCAATCGCCGGGGCCGCGGAGCCGGCTCTGAAGGTCGAGCAGTTGGACCATCGTCTGGTTCTGCATCTGCTCGCGGGGCAGGGTCGGCATCTGGCCGCTGATCCGGCCGCCGGTGATCTGCGATAGGTGCTGCTGGGCGACGTTCTCGGGCAGGCGGCCCCCGGTCGCGGCGGCGTACTGGTGGCCGACCTCGCCCATCCGGGCCGCTTCCTGCGGACTCAGGCCCGGGACGATCTGCTGCCAGATCGCGGCCGCGGCTTGCGGGGTCTTCTGCTCGGGCGGGAGCCGGTCCCAGGCCGCTTGCGCCTGGTCGGTCAGCCCCTGGCCGGCTTGCGGCTCGACGTAGCCGCTGAGCTGCCCGCGCTGGTAGGCCTGGTTGAAGGCGTCGCGGGCGCGCTCGAGGGCGATCCGCTCCCGCTCGCGCGCGTCCAGGTTCTGCATCGCCGGGATCTCGACCTGGCGCAGCCGTTCGTTCAGGTACGCCTGCTGGGCGGCGGCCTGGGCGAGCTGCAAGGCGATGTTGGCCGCGCTGGGGTTGTAGCCGGTGTCGCCGCCGGCGTCGGTGGCCCCCCCGGCCGCCGCGCGTTGCAGCCGGGCGTACTCGGCCTGCACTTCGGCGTCGGAGGCGTTCCACCACTTGGACGAAGTTCCCTGCTGCGAGGCAGCGACGAGTTGCATCCGCTGGCTCTGGATATCCGGGGCATGGCTCCCGCCGGGGATCTGGCCCGGCCGCGTCTGGGAGGTCGGCTGCGGACCGCCCCGGCCGAGCGAGCCCGTCGGCCAGCCGTTCGATTGCTCGATCTGGTCCTTCTGGAAGTCCGCCAGGCCAGCGGCGTTCTGGATGTCTTGTTCGGTCGGCACCTACGGACCTCCCTTCGCCAGCTCGAGCGCGATCTTCTCGAAGCCGTCCACGCCGACCCGGGCGAGCAGTTGGTCCCGGCCCGGCTGGTTCGGCGTCCCGTCAGGCAGCCACATCATCCGCTGGTAGTAGGCCAACGCCTCGGCCTTCGTCGGCGTCGTCACCTGCGGGGCCAGCGGCGACCCCAGGATCGCCTCGGCCAACTCCGTCGAGCGCCGCTCCGCCCACTCGACCAGATCGGCGGCCAGGCGGTCTGCGGTGTGCTGCTTAGGCACCGGTCGGTCCCGTCCACCCGACGCGCTCGCACGTCAACGCCCACGCGGCGGAGTTCCAGCCCGTCAGTCGGTAGTCGGCTTTGCCGTTGCTCACGATGATGCGGACCACGTTGTCTTCGAGACGGATGCTCGAGCCGTGCGCCTCCACGTTGAGCAGTTCTGGGTTAAGCAGAAGCCGCTCGGGCCATCGGTCGACCGTAACGCGCTCCGCGAGCGTCTCAGGATCGGTGTGCACCGTGAACGTCAAGCGTTCGTCCATCTTAGGGTCCCGGTGCCGGCTGGCCCGGTAGGCCGCCGGGCTGCTGGATAGCGGGTATCCCGCCCGGTGCGCCGGCGGGCACGGCGGGTATCCCGGGCCCCTGCCCCGGCATAGTCGGCGCGATCGGCATCCCCGCCTGACCCGGCTCGAAGACCTGGCCCATCCCCTGCAAAGCGTCTCCTGGCTGCTCCTGCGGCTGACCGAGGGCGTTTTGGGCGTTCTGCATCGCGGCTTGCTGGCCCTGGGCCATCTTCTCGTCGACCCGCTGCCACAGGTACTGCTGGACCTGGGGCCGCTGCTTCGCCTGCTCGTACAGGATCTTGAACTCCGTTTCGTCCGGGTTCTTGCCCAGTTCCTCCTGGGCCTCCGCGACGGACTCGAAGCCGTTCTTGACCATCTCGGCGTGCTTGCGCACGTCGATCAATTCCTCGTTGGTGGCGTCCGAGTTCAGGCGGACCTTGTAGCGGTGGTCCCCGTTCAGGTCGTCGGGGCCGATCGAGACCACGTTGGTGCGGCCGCGCTTCTTCCCGCTGGCGCCCTCGACGTAGACCGTCTCGCCGACGCAGTTCTCGATCAGCCAGGACTCGAAGCCGACCCGCCTAGCCATACAGCGCTGCGCGTTCTTCACGAGGGGATCGAAGGCGATCCGGCCGAGCCTGACCGCCTGTGCGAGCTGGTAGCCCGAGTCGGTCGTGTCGACGATGCCTTGCAAGACCTTGGGCAAAATCATCTCGAGGAACTCGCGGACCTGAGCCACGGCTTCGGGGAGAGCGGCGCCGGCCCTGGGCTGCTCGACGGGGCCGATGTCGTCGTCGAAGACGGTGCCCGGGACCAGGGTGGCCGGCTCGCGGGGTCGTGGTAGGCCGTCCTCGCCAACTTCGGGCTCGGAGAGGCCGCTGCCCGGCGGCGGGCGGTTGCGCTTGTAGGTGGCGAGCCCCGTCATCACGGCGTTGATCTGCTGGATGGTCAGCAACTCGTCGAGCCAGACGAACAGGTCCAGGAAGCCGTACAGCACGCCCAGGCCGGCGCGATGCGGCAGGCGAGACTCCGTGGTCGTGCCCCGGCAGTGGAAGTAGGGACCGCGGAGCGCCTTCGTGAGCGGGTCGGCGTAGCGGTGCGGGAACCGCTTCACGAGGGTGGCCGCCTGGCCGGGGTCGGAGACGCCGCTCTGCCCCGGTCCCGAGAGCAGGTAGATGCACTCGGCCGGCGTCCAGATCTCCGACATCGTGAGCGCGCTGGTGCCGCTCATCGCGCGGGACCAGTTCTCGGCGGGGAGGGCCTGACCCAGGGCCGCCGGGACGACGCGGCCGTTCTGGTCGAGGGCGTGATCGTACTTGACGAGGGTCTCGAGGTAGGGGACGCGCTTGTGCTCGACCTGGCAGACCGCGCCGTGGTCGCCCTTCCAGTAGTAGAAGGTCGAGGGGTCCACGTCGATGGAGCAGATCGGGTAGGGGGCCTGGGTCTTCTTGTACTCCTCGGTCCGGTGGTGGTAGAGCCGGTCCTTCGCGTCGCCGTCCAGCCTGGCAAGGTCGCCGCTCTCGAGCCGGCCTTGCAGCTTCTTGCTGTAGTCGGAGTAGGCGCCCCAGAGCGTTTTCGAGCGCTCCACCGTCTTCATCACGCCCTCGCCCTTGGAGACGATCGGGCGCATAAAGCGCCGGAACAGCGGCTCGTCGGCGGCGTCCTCCTGGGCTTCCCAGGACGCGTTGAAGAAGTGCTCCCGGAGGGTGCTGTTGGCCTGGGCGGCGTCGGAGGCGTTGCCGTCGAGGGGCTTGTAGACCTCGGCTGCCTCGACGGTCAGCGCGGCGGTGATCGTATTGATGAAATGCACGGCCAAAGGATTCCTACGTGCGCGGCCGATCTTGCGGTAGCCCTTGGGGATGTTGGGCCGGATGCGGCCGTAGACCACGTCGTCGATGTACTCGTACAGACGGTCGCGGTCCCGGAAGTCCTCGCGGAGCATCCGGACCAACTCGACGTAACGCGCCGTGGCCTTGGAGGGCTGCTCGGTGCTGTTCGTGCCGAGGGGGGCCAGCGCGGTCGTGACCATCTAGCCGACCTGGACCTCTCTGGTGCCGACGCGGGGCGGCGATGCTTCGGCGACGAGCAGGTAGCGGAGCGCGTCCACGGCGTGGTCCTCCGTCTTGGTGTGACCGATCTTGTCGGCCAAGTCTTCGGGGTCGAGCGGGTCGTGGACCATCGCCGGCAGCGTGCGCTCCAGGTTGGGGCAGCGGCCCCGGAAGACCTGCAAGCGCGGCGGCTTCTCGGGGCCGTGGGCCAGCGCCGCGCGGACGACGGACCAGCCCGACTTGCGGTTGTTGCCGGCGGGTTCGAGCCGCACCCCGCCGGCGCGGTAGACGGCGGCGATGCTCGGCAGGTTCGCCTCGGTCCGCTTGTTGAACATCGAGGGATCGCCGACGTGCAGGGCGTAGAGACTGGAGGCCTCCGGGACCTTGAGAGTTTCCCGTTCCTCCCGGATACGGGCGGTGATGAGGGTTGCCTGATCGGCGTCGCGCTTCCCCTCGGCGTAGATCTCCCGGAAGAGGCAGATGCGCTTGGTGCCCGGCTCGCGTGCGGCGGCGTAGTGGGCGAAGGGCTCGGCGAAGCCGTAGTCGGTCGCGGTCCAGCGGGTCCAGTGGGCCGGGATCGGGAACGGGTCGCAGACGTGGACGGTCGGGTCCCACTCCGGGAAGAACATCCCCTCGGCGGCGACCCGCTCGCCCAGGTAGAGACGACGCCGGCGGTAGCCGGTCAGGGCCTTGAGCGGCGCCAGGCGGTCCTCGGTCATCGTCGGGTTGTCGGCGTGGGTGGCTTTCAGGAAGGCGGTCGCGCCGGCCTTCTCGCGCTGGTAGAGGAAGAAGCCGGGGTCGGTCGGGTTCATATCGCCCAGGAGCTGCACGTAGGGCATCACGGCGCCGCGGCCGGTGACGCGGGTGGTGAGCAGTTCCCAATCGTCGACGGAGAGCTCTTCGGCCTGCATCACGTAGACGACATCGAACTCCGTGGAGAGCAGGCGGGTCGGCTCGTCCAGGCCGGCGAGCACGAGGGTCGAGCCGTTGGGGTAGCGGTACTCGAGGTCGTGCCAGAGGCGGCTGGCGCCGGGCGGGCAGACCCAGCGCTCGTAGGTCTTCTGGGCGGATTCTGTGATGGAGGTGCGCGTCTTGCGGACGATCGCGCCGGCCATCCCGGCGTACTTGGTCGCGGCGGCGTGGAGCTTTTCGAGGCAGGCGCGGCTCTTGCCGGTGTCGGCGGGGCCTTCGATCACGACCTCCCGGGCGCGGCACTGGAAGAGCTCCAGGCTGGCGCCGAAGGGACGGTAGGGACGCGTCTCGGGGCGGACGTCGGCGAGGGTGCCGCGCTCGACGACCAGGGGCACTAGACGCTATCCCAGGCGGCGGCGTCGAGGGTCTTCGTGACCTGGGTCTGCGTCACGTCGAGGCGCTCGCGGTACTTCTCGGGCATCATCCCCTTGGCCAAGAAGATGAGCAGGGTGTCCGAGAACTTGCGGATGGTGCCGACCTTCTTGCCGCCCTGGTAGACCGGCTCGTTCCAACCGAGCACGCCACGACGATGGATCTCCTCGTCGACGGCGTCTCGGGCCTTCAACTCGGCGAGACGGTACTGAGCGACGAAGTCCTCGTCGTGCTCCTGCCACTGGTAGACGGTCGAGCGACCGACGCCGGCGACCCGCGCCGCAGCCGAAACGTTG